ACCTCGCCTTTTTTTTGGCCTATTAAACTCATATAAATAGTAGTATGACAACAGACAATTCTTACAAAAGACAACCAACAAAGTTTGATTATGCAAGTCCAACGCAATTTAAGTTTTCTATTCTCAAATTACCTAAGGTAGAATTCTTTTGTACAGCAGTTAACTTGCCTGGTATTAGATTAGGTTCTGGCGCACAAGCAGGACCCTTGAAAGATATACCTATTCCTGGAGACAAACTTTCATATGGTGATTTAACTATGACGTTTCTAGTAGATGAAAACCTAGAGAACTATAGAGAGATACACGGATGGTTAACTGGTCTAGGATTTCCTACAGACTACAAAGACTATAGAGATTTAATGAAAGCTGGATCGGATAGATTTCCTACTTCTGATGGAACAAATAGAACAACAGACGCAGGTAAAGTTAGATATTCTGCTGGCGCTACAGGTGCTGGATATTCAGACGCAACATTAAGTATATTAACAAGTAAAAATACAACAAACGTACAAGCAAGATTTTCAGATATATTCCCTACAGATTTATCTGGATTAAATTATGATGTAAATGCTACTGATATAAATTATCTATCAGCACAGGTTACATTTAAATATAAAATTTATGAATTTGCCACAGGTAGTGGACAAACATCGGTAACAGTCTCCTAGACTTTACTTTTTCATTATTTTATGATATATTGGATAGATTATGACCTTAGAAGAATTACAATTACAAGCAGATAAAGATTTAAAAATTAATGACTCTGAATTAGATTTAGAGTCTTTAAAAACACCACAACTACATAACACGTATATGAAACACTTAACTAAATTTAAGTTAATGTTAAGTAAAGCAGAAGCTGAATTAAATGTTATCAAAAGAGAAAAATGGGAATACTATACTGGTAAAGCACCAGCAGAAGCATACGCTAAGAAACCATTTAACTTAAAACTATTAAGACAAGACCTTGATAAGTATATTGATTCAGACGAAGTTGTTATACAAGCAAAACAAAAAGTAGATTACTTACAAACTGTCGTTGATTTTTTAGATAGAACTATTAGACAAATATCAAATAGAACATTTACTATTAAGAACTCAATAGATTGGAAGAAGTTTACATCTGGAGCAATTTAATGGAAAGATATATTAAAACATATAATAAAGTTATCCCTACATCATTATGTAAATCTATTATAGATAAATTTGAAACAGACACTAGACACGAAGAAGTTAATAGTGGACATAAAATATATAAAGAACTTAATATTGATAGTCTAACTGATTGGCACTTACTTAAAAAAGAGTTAATGCCTGTATTTCAAAGATACGCTTTAAAGTATGGAGAAGACAATAACATACAACAACATTTCTGGCCAGATAGATTTGGTTTTGAACAAATAAGAATTAAAAAATATCTTCCTAACGACCTAGACGAGTTTAAATTACACGTAGATGTAAATAGTTTTCATTCAGCAAAAAGATTTTTAGTTATTTTTATATATCTTAATACTACAGAAGAAGGTGGTGAAACTTATTTTAAAGATATAAGTTATGATGTTAAACCTGAAGAAGCAAAGATGTTAATGTTTCCACCACATTGGACTTATCCTCACGCAGGAAAGAAAGTAAGTAAAGGTGTTAAGTATATCATAGGAACATATTTACATTACATTGGATGGAATCAGCAATGATTCGTAAATATGAGATATCTTGTAATTGACAAAAAAGATGACGTATATCTTAAAATAGAAGCTGAAGATTCTATTAGAAGAGAACTAGGTCAACACTTTACATTTGAAGTACCAGGGTTTCGTTTTATGCCTCAATTTCGTAATAGAGTTTGGGACGGAAAGATTAGATTATTCTCATATGCAACTGGTCAAATATACGTAGGTTTATATCCATATATTCTTAATTGGTGCAAAGAAAACAAGATAGAAGTTGTTGACGGAACGAAGATAGCAGATACTAAAGTTGATGATAGTAAAGTAAATCAATTCATTAATGCTCTTAAAATTCCTATGAAAGTAAGAGATTATCAAAAAGAAGCATTTACTTATGCAGTTAAAAAGAATAGATGTTTATTATTATCTCCAACTGCTAGTGGTAAATCACTTATACTATATCTATTAGTACGTTTTAATCTATTAAGATTACCTAAAAATAAAAAGATATTAATTATAGTACCTACCACATCACTAGTAGAACAATTATACAAAGACTTTCAAGACTATGGTTATAATAGTTTAAGAAATGTACATAAAATCTATCAAGGACACGATAAAATAACTAATAAACGAGTAGTAATATCTACTTGGCAATCTATCTATAAACTATCAAAGAATTATTTTAGTGATTATGGTATGATAATTGGTGACGAAGCACACTTATTTAAGGCAGTTTCACTTACAAAGATAATGACTAAACTAGAAAAGTGTAAATATAAAGTAGGTTGTACTGGTACGCTAGATGATAGTAAGACACATAAACTAGTACTTGAAGGACTGTTTGGAGCAGTAAACAAAGTAGTATCCACAACTGAACTACAAGAACAAAAACATCTAGCAGATTTAAAGATTATGTGTTTAGTATTACAATACAATAAGTTAGATAGAGATTTCTTAAAAAACAAAACCTATCAAGAGGAAATGGATTTTTTAGTTTCAAATACCAAAAGAAATAAATACATTAGGAATCTGGCCGCTAACTTACAAGGAAACACTTTATTATTATTTCAATACGTAGAGAAACACGGTAAGTTATTACAACAATTAATTAAAGAAAAGGTAGGCGACCGACCTGTATTTTATATCCACGGAGGAGTGGACGCAGATGAACGAGAAAGAGTACGAGCAATTACCGAAAAGTCGGACAACGCAATTATTGTCGCTTCTTACGGGACGTTCAGCACTGGTATCAATATTCGTAATCTACACAACATTGTTTTTAGTAGCCCTAGTAAAAGTAGGATAAGAAATTTACAATCAATTGGTAGAGGATTACGTTTAAAAGATAATAATTCACACGCTACATTATACGATATAGCTGACGACCTTTCTGTCGGCGAGAAAGAAAATTACACTTTACAACACTTTAGAGAACGTATAAATATATACAGTAGTGAAGATTTTGACTATCAAATTCACAATATAGAATTGGAGAAAAATGGACAAAGTAAAAGCTGACATAAGAATTTTCAAACTAATTAACGGCGATGATGTTGTTGCACATTTACCTGCTGGTGATAAACAATTACCAGAAAAGTCTCCATTATTACGAATCAGTAAACCTTTACAAATTAAATACATACCACAGATGACTGCTATGGGTATAAGAGATTATATTGCTCTTATTAAATGGGTAAATTATACACCAGATAAAGTGGTTACTATTCCGAAAGATAAGATAATGACTATCACTATGGCGTCAGGAGATATGTCGCAAAGTTATATGAATCTTGCAAAAGATTATGATAAAATGGATCAACCTCAAAAGGCAGGTAAATCTATATTTAAAAAACAAGAGATATCAGAAGAAGATAATGATATGTTAAACGAAATCTTCCGAGAGTTAGATGGTGGAAAGAAGAAGACTATCCACTAGTATATAGCTAGCTTCTCAACGGACTACATAGTCCATTATATACATTTTTTAAGGATTGTCAATAGTGATTGAAAATAAAAAACGTCCCCATCAACGGCCAAATGCTCACGTTGCTAAACAATGGCAAGTTGGCGAAATAATCAAAGTAAAAAATCTATCAAAACTAATTAAACAGTTGTTGCGACCTACCATTGACAAATGGAATAAAATGAAGTAATATGTATTAATTATGACAGAAATAAAAACCAGACGAAAATCAAGGCCAGAACATTATGTAAATAACAAAGAGTTTTTACAGGCTATGATTCTATACAAGAAGTCTGTAAACAAAGCAAAAAGATTAAAGCTAGCTAAACCTCTAGTACCTGATTATATAGGAGAGTGTTTTTTAAAGATAGCAAACCACTTATCATTTAGACCAAACTTTATAAACTATACCTATCGTGATGATATGATATCCGATGGAATTGAAAACTGTTTGCAGTATCTTGATAACTTTAATCCTAAAACATCTAGCAATCCATTTGCGTACTTTACTCAAATTATCTACTATGCCTTTATAAGAAGGATACAGAAAGAGAAGAAACAAACAACTATCAAAATCAGAATGATTAAAGAAGGTAACTATGATGATATGACGTTGCAACCTGGAGAAGATAGAGATTTTAAAAATCAGTTTACAGAATTTTTACAAAAGAATTTACCAAACGAAGAAGAACCAAAAAAGAAACCAGTTAAAAAAAAGAAGAGTAAGAAGAAGTGAAGATAGCATTATTGAACGATACCCATTTTGGTTGTCGTAATGATAGTCCAGCATTTGCTGAGTATCAAAAACGTTTTTATGATGAATTATTTTTTCCTTATATGAAGGAGAATAATATAAAGCATTTAGTACATCTAGGAGACGTAGTTGATAGACGTAAATTTATAAACTTTAAAACGGCCAATTTTTTTAGGCAAAAGTTTATGAAAAGGCTATGGGAAGAGAAGATTGATACACATATTATATTAGGTAATCACGATACTTATTATAAGAATACAAACGAAGTAAATGCTATAAATGAATTGTGTACAACTTATGATGGTCAAAATGAACCTTGGATATATACAGGACCTAAAACAGTTAATCTAGGTGGACTAGATATATTATTCTTACCTTGGATATGCGACCAAAATTATGAGGAATCAATGTATGAAATTGAAAACTCTACAGCAGAAATTTGTATGGGACATTTAGAAATAAAAGGTTTTGAAATGCATAGAGGATTTATGAACGAACACGGTTTAGATAAAACAGCGTTTCATAGATTTGAAAAAGTTATGTCAGGACACTTTCATAAGAAATCAGATGACGGTCAAATATATTATTTAGGCACACAATACGAAATGATGTGGAGTGATTATAAAGATCCAAAAGGTTTTCATATTTTTGATACAGAAACTAGAGAGTTAACTAGAGTATCTAATCCTATGAGAATTTTTAGAAAGATATATTACAATGATACAATGGAAGATTATGACAAAGTGGATATATCAAGATTTGATAAGAGTTTTATTAAGTTGTTTATCAGTAATAAAACAGATGAAGATATGTACAATAGATTTATACAAAGAATATATGATACATTAACAGTACACGATTTAAATATATTTGAAGATTCAACAGACGTTAATACAAGTGTACCAGAAACAATAGAACAAGGTGAAGACACAACAACTTTCCTAAATAATTATATAGACCATATAGAAACAGATTTAGATAAAGGTAAGATAAAAGAGAAAGTAAAAGAATTATACCAGGAGGCCAACGATGGCAATTAATACAAAAGGTTTAAAAGCAAGTGTGTTTAATTGGGGACCTTGCGTAATGCAAACCACAGTACCTAAATATATAACAGATAAACTGATAGAAGAAGGAAGAGTAAGTGAATATAAAGGAATGAAAACTTCCAAAAGATTAGCAGGTCATATTAAAAATCAAGTAGAATATTCTCACGAAGTACAGAAATGGTTTTATAATGAAATGTTACCTGTATTTCAAATGTATAGATACGTACATTGTCAGTATCATAAGTTGCCTAACATACCTTGTACTTTTGAACCACAAGCATTATGGTGCAACTTTCAAAGAAGTAAAGAATTTAATCCACATCATATTCATATAGGAGATTTTTCTTTTGTTATCTATTGTCAGATACCAGAAGAGCTAGAAAAAGAAAGAGAAGAATTTTATGGAACAGCAGCTTTACCAGGAGAAATATCTTGGGAGTTTACTCAACAAGCTAGACCACGTTGGGCAACAACAGGTATAGGACATCAACCAAAAGTAGGTGAGTGTTTTATATTTCCTGCGATGCTACAACATTGGGTAATGCCTTTCTATACAGAAAATATTGAGCGAATAAGCGTGTCAGGTAATGTAAAGAATTTTTATCATCCTGAAAAATTAAATCCACCTATGGCAAAAGTACCAGAAAATTATTTTTAATGATACAATTTAATTATATAAAATATCAAAACTTTTTATCAACAGGTAATGTACCTATTGAAGTAGACTTAAAGAAATCACAATTAACATTAATAGTAGGACAAAACGGATCAGGTAAGTCAACACTATTAGACGCATTATGTTTTGCTTTATTTAATAAACCATTTAGAATTATAAAGAAAGACCAAATGGTAAATACTATAAACGGAAGTGGTTCGTTAGTTGAATTATCTTTTAATGTAGGTCCTAAACTATACAAAATTATAAGAGGTATCAAACCTAATATATTTGAAATCTATTGTGATGGTTTATTATTAAGTCAAGACGCTAGTAATATAGACTATCAAAAATATCTTGAAACAAATATAATGAGGTGCAACTATAGGTCATTTTGTCAAGTAGTTTTATTAGGGTCTTCATCTTATATGCCATTTATGAAAATGAGAGCTAGTTATAGAAGAGAAGTAGTGGAAGAGATATTAGACATAAGAGCCTTCACTAGAATGGACCTTACAATAAGAGCAGAGCAGATAGCACTACAAGGAAAGATAACAGATGTACGTCACCAGTGTGAGTTAATTGAGGCAAAGTATCAGACTGAACAGAAGTACTTGGATGCCCTTCTCCATAAGGATATAGACGTCCAAACGCATAAAGATAGGGTACTTGAAAAGAATACTAAAGATAAACTAGAATATGAAATAAAGATTAAACAGATAAACGAAGAGATAGATAAGTCAAAAGAAGTAGTAAAAGACAAGCAACCTACTGATACAAAATTAAAGAAATTAGAGAAGATAGAATCAAAGATTGAAACTAATTTAGAACGACACCAGAAGACATTAAAATTCTTTGAAGAGAATAGTGTATGTCCAACCTGTACACAACCTATTGAACAAGAGGTTAAAGATAAACATTGTAATGATGAAAGACATAAGATTGCTGAATTAGAAAAAGGTATGAAAGAACTGTTAGAAGAGATAACTAAAACAGAAACAAAGATTACAGAATATGATAAAGTATCGGATCATATGTATGATTTAAGAGTTGATTTATCTAAACTAGAAACATCATTAGACAATCTTAAATCTCATAGTGATTCAATAGAAAAAGATTTAAGTAATTTATCTAATAAAGAAGAAGACATAGAAAGTATTAGAAATCAATTAGCAGAATTAAAAGAAAATTTAAGAATATCTAAAATAGAATTAGATAAGATTGTTGAAGATAAAAAATACGCTGATGTAATAAGACAGATACTTAATGACAAAGGTGCTAAAGCACAGATAATTAAAAAGTATATACCTATAATGAATGGTTTAATTAATAAGTATTTACAAGCAATGGATTTCTTTGTATCGTTTCATTTAGATGAAGAGTTTAACGAAACAGTTAAGAGTAGATATAGAGATACATTTAATTATAATAACTTCAGCGAAGGTGAAAAAATGAGAATAGATTTAGCACTATTATTCACTTGGAGAGATATAGCAAGAATGAAAAATAGTACACATACCAACCTTTTAGTATTAGATGAGATATTTGATTCAAGCCTAGACTTGACAGGAACGGATGATTTCTTTAAGATAGTACAGAAACTATCTAAAGAAAATGTTTTTATTATTTCACATAAAGGAGATATATTATTTGATAAATTTACAAATATAATAAAGTACAAAAAAGATAATAACTTTACAGTACTAGATAGGATATAATGACAAAAGAACAAGAAAAGAAAACTGATTTTTTAACTTTAGTACCACCTACTGATCCTAGAGTAAACTCAGCAATAGCACCATATACAGATGATTTGTTAAAAGAACATAACTTTAAAGATAGAAAAGAATTATCAGATAAGATGTTTAAATCTATGCAACGTTATGGTGGTATAGGTCTATCAGCTAATCAAGTAGGTTTACCATTTAATATGTTTGTATTAGGTGACCACTTATCATTAGAAAATGGTTTGAAAATGACTTGTTTTAATCCTATTATTGTTTCTTCAAGTGATGAGGAACTTATGATGAAAGAAGGTTGTTTAACTTTTCCTTTCTTATTTCTACAGATTAAAAGACCTAGAAAAGTAGTTGTAAAATATGAAGATGAAAATGGTGATTTAAAAGAAGGTCAATTAGATGGTATGTTTAGTAGAATATTCCAACACGAAATGGATCATATGTTAGGTATTAACTTTACAGATAAGGTAACAAAATTTAAACTAAAAAGAGCAGAAGAAAAAGCAAGAAAGATGTATAAAGTTTGGTTAAAACAGAATGAAAAAGCTAACAAGTAAAACAGATACTATGAACGCCCTAGAGGCCTTTGGTGTACAATCATCTGGTGATGAGTATATAACTAAAAAAGGTAATCTAAAAGGTGTAGTAAATGATGAAGCTGAATTGCAAGCTAATATAGATGAGATATATGAGTATTGGCAAGAGAGAGGTTTTCCATATTATTCTACAGATCCAATATGGAGACAACAGAAGTTTAAAGAATTACAGAATACTAATTGGAAAGATTTATTAACGCAAGATAAAGTGATTAAACCTAATCAGACAGGTTTAGCATTAGCGTGGTCATATATGCCACATAGTTTTGGTATTAGATGTGGTAAAATGAAAACTCCTATGGAGATATATGAAAATGAAGAACATTTTAAAAAAGGTATTAAGAAATTATTAACAGGTAGTTTCTTTGGTAAACAAAAGTTTGATGATTTAAAACCTGTTAGTAGTAGTTTATTTGGTGATGTTGGATCAAGTGCTGAAGGCCAACATAAATCAGAAAGTATTATGAGATCCTTGTTAAGAAGATATACAGGAACTCAATGTGTTTCTAACTTTAGACCTACAGCGGCTGCTGTACTCTATTCACACTTTGCCTTTCCAGGTGCTATGGTTTGGGATATGTCAATGGGGTACGGTGGTCGTATTCTCGGTGCTATTACAGCAGATATTAATTACGTAGGTACTGATCCAGCAGAAAAAACATTTAAAGGTTTAACTGAAATTAAAAGAGATTTTGCTAGACCTAATAGACACTACTTTTTAAACAAGTGTGGTAGTGAAGTATTTGAACCTAAAGAAAATACATTAGATTTTGCATTTACAAGTCCACCTTATTTCAATTGGGAACAGTATGGAGAAGAAGATGGTCAATCCTTTAATCAGTTTGATAGTAATGAAGCGTGGAACAATGGTTTTTTAAGAAAGACTATACAAAATGCATATAAAGGATTAAAGAAAGGTTGTCATATGGGTTTAAATGTAGCGAATATTAAATCACATAAAACCTTTGAAGATGATACAGTACGAATCGCTGTAGAAGAAGGATTTGAACATACGGATACGTACAAATTACAGTTATCCTCGCAAGAATCTGGTGCAAAATATGAGCCTGTATTCATATTTAAGAAATAATACGCCGAAAAACCCGCATAAAATATAGAAAAATTAACGCTTGACTTTCCCATAGAAGTATGGTAGCATATACTTACATTATGAGAAAAGAAAACACTACAATAAATTTAGACACTAAATCGCAACTAGCAAAACTAATTGCTTCAGAAAATATAATCGTACAACACAACAACGTTTCAACAGCAAGTTTTAATACCGAGACTCGTGTATTAACTTTACCTATTTTTAAGGAACAAAAAGGTGATGTATATGATATGTTAATAGCACACGAATGTGCTCACGCATTATGGACTCCAACAGATGGATGGAAAAAAATATGTGATGATGATGAGTTAAGAACTTATGTTAATGTATTAGAAGATACTAGAATAGACAAAAAAATTCAAAAGAAATACCCAGGAGTTGTTAGAAATTATATCAACGGTTTTGATATATTAGAAAAACAAAACTTCTTTGGTATGCACGGAAAAGATTTAAATAAATCTCTTATGTTAATTGATAAGATTAATTTAAGAAGTAAATCAAGTGACCGTTTACCGTTCATTTTTTCTCCCGATAATAATAAATGGTTAGACAAGGTTGACTCTCTTAAAACTTTTAAAGATGTAGTTAACCTTGCTAAAGAAATGTTAGATTGGCAGAAAAAACAAGTTGAAGAGTTAAAGAAATTACCAAACTTTGATGACCACCCTATCATAACTAATTACGATTTATCAGATGAGGATGCTGATGATGATGGTGACTCTATGCCTATGCCAGATGATAAAGATGACAATTCAGATGAGCAAGACGAAAAAAATGATAAAAGAGATTCAGAAGATTCAGATGATAAAACAGATGAAGATAAAAAAGATGATTCTGATACAGGTAAATCTGATACTGATACAGATGATAAAAAAGATGAAGATAAAAAATCTGAATCAGAAGCAACTCAACACGCTAAAGGCGCTGACGGAGAACCTGTTGTTAAAAAATTAAAAGCAATTACTAACGATTATTTTGAAGAAAAAAAAGAACAGTTGTTAGATAAAAAAACTTCTTATACATATGGTACTTTACCTGATCCAAATTTAAAACATTGTATAACATCATATAAAGAATGGTTAAATGATTGGAGAAGTCATATCAATAAAAGATTAAAAGATTATCCAGAAGGTACTAAAGAATATAGAGAATGGATACAAGATAGATTTAAAAAGTTTAGAGCAGATAATAAGAAAACTGTAATGTATCTTGTTAAAGAATTTGAAATGAAGAAAGCTGCTACTGCTTATAAGAGAGCTGCTACTAACAAAACTGGAATTATTGATCCTTTAAAATTAAAAAATTACAAATTTAGTGAAGACATTTTTAAAAAGATGACTATTATTCCTGATGGTAAGAACCACGGAATGATTATGTTATTAGATTGGTCAGGAAGTATGAGTGATTGTATACAAAATACTGTAGAACAATTAATCAACTTAATAGACTTTGTTAAAAGAGTTAACATACCTTTTGAAGTATACTTTTTTACTAGTGAAAGAAGACATTCCGAAACTGATAAAGAATTTTATAATTATAAAGTAGGTGATTTTAAATTTGATAAATTTAAATTAGTTAATATCGCTAGTCATAGAATGAAGAAGAAAGAATTAGAAGAGTCTTTATTACATTTATATCACGCTTCAAACGGTTATGATTATAGATACAATAGAAGAGATCCTTATAATAATGATTATCCTAAAGGTGATAATTATTATATGCCTGACCAATATCATTTAGGTAATACTCCATTAAACGAAGGACTGTTAGTTTGTAATAAATTAATACCAATGTTTAAAACAAAATATAAAGTTGAAAAACTTACTTTTATTACTTTAACTGATGGTGGTGCTAATAGTTTTAGACACAATCAGATAAGACCTTTATCAGATTTTGATGATGACAAGTATAAAGATATATTATTAGATGAAGCTAAAAAAGAAGGAAGAGATTACTATTCAAAAAATATTGGTTATGATGATAAGTTAGTTATAACAAATAAAAATAAAAGACATATAATAGAAAGCTGGTATGGTGACCATATGACTTCTTTACTATTAGATATACTTAAAGAACACGGTACAACAAATGTTGGTTTCTATGTTATTAAAAGATTAAGAAGATGGGATATGGACAGATACATTGGTGCGTATAAAGATTATGCTGATAAAGAAATTAAAGTTGCTAAATTAAGAAAAGAATTTAGTAAAAACAAATCGTGTGCTATTGAGAAGAAAGGTTATAACAAATATTTCTTATTAGATGGAAAATCTATGAAAGTTGATAACTTTAGTCTTAATGACGCCGCTGTTAAGAAAGGTACTAAAGGAGAACTAAAGAGAATCTTCGGTAAAAGTATGAAGAATCGACTAGTTTCCAGAGTAGTTTTAAACAAATTTATACAGGAGGTCGCTTAAGTGTTGATATATAACGATTTAAAACGCTTGACTTTCCCTGTAAAATATGGTACCATATATGTATATTTAATATGAAAACAAACGTGAAAGGACAATACACTATGTTAAATGATAAACAAAAAGTCTTTGTTGATATTCTTAAAAAAGAATATCCTGACGCCGTGGAAGTTAGAAGAGGAGACTTAAATACAATCCACAAAAAACATAAATTACCTTTTCCTTATTGGTTAGTTAATGATGACAAGTATAAGGCTGGTAAAGGTATGTTTAAAGTACCAGTTGACGGATCAGTTGATACAACTGTAGTTGATGAACCTAAATCAGAAACCAAATCAGAAGCTGCTTATATAGTATCTTCTCTTACTGGTAATATAGTTCCTAAAAAAGATTCAGTTTTCGTTTCTTTTGGTAACTATCCTGATATAAAATCTATAATGAAATCTAGGATGTTTTATCCAATATTCATTACAGGACTTTCTGGTAACGGTAAGACAATGGGAGTAACCCAGGCTGCTGCCGAGAATAAAAGAGAGTTAATTAGAGTTAACATTACAATTGAAACCGATGAGGACGACTTACTTGGTGGCTATAGATTAAAAGATGGTCAGACAGTATGGCAAAACGGTCCTGTTATTGAGGCGATGGAAAGAGGCGCTGTTCTTTTACTTGATGAGATAGACCTTGCAAGTAATAAGATAATGTGTTTACAACCAATCCTTGAAGGTTCTGGTATCTTTGTTAAAAAGATTAATAAGTTTGTTAAACCTGCTCCAGGATTTAACGTTGTTGCTACTGCCAATACTAAAGGTCAAGGTAGTGATGATGGTAAGTTTATTGGAACTAACGTACTTAACGAAGCGTTTTTGGAAAGATTTCCAATTACCTTTGAACAGAAATATCCAAGTGTTAAGATTGAAGAAAAAATCTTAAATAAAACTTTAGAAAAAACTGGGAAAAAAGATTCCAAGTTTTGTAATAAGTTGGTGACTTGGGCAGATGTTATCAGAAAAACTTATTTTGATGGAGGAGTTGATGAGATTATATCAACTAGAAGACTTGTCCATATTGTACAAGCATATTCCATCTTTAAAGATAAGATGAAATCTATTGAAGTATGTACTAATAGATTTGACGCTGATACAAAAAATTCTTTTGTTGAGTTATATACTAAAGTTGACGCTGGGGCGACAGCAGAATCGATTGCTGAAGACCAGAGAAAAGCTGATGTTGCTGACCAAATAAAAGAAGACTCTGATAGTGAGTCAGATGACGAGGCAGACGCTGACGCCATCTAAAACTATCAATCATAGTGTAAGTCCTGAAAGCGGAGGTAGTGCTCCGCTTTCTTCTAACACTAGAAAGAAAAAATTATGAATATATTTTACCTAGACGAAGATGTAAATAAGTGTGCTGAATATCACAATGATAAACATTGTGTTAAAATGATATTAGAGTATGCTCAATTACTATGTACTGCTCATTGGGAATTAGATGTATCAAATACAGTAATGAATAATCCAATGAACTTATATAAACCAACACATAAAAATCATCCTAGTGCTGTATGGGTAAGAGAATCAAAAAAAAATTATGAATACTTGTATAGTTTATTCAATGCATTATGCCAAGAATATTCTTACAGATATGGCAAGATACATTTAACATATTCAAAACTACATAATGTTTTAGCAACACCACCTCAAAACATTCCAGATAAAGAATTTACACAACCTACTCCTGCTATGCCAGATGACGTTAAGCATAGTGATAGTATAGTTGCATATAGAAATTACTATAATAAATATAAACAACATCTAGCAAAATGGACAAATAGAAAGGAACCTGAATGGACCAAAAAGAACGTGATGAATTAATGAAGAAGTTTTTAGAGAAAGGTGGTAAGGTTCAAAAATGTGAACCTGGTTATCCTACTAATGTAGGTTCGCTAGATAAGAGTGGTAAACCACAATGGACAAAAGAAGATATTAAAAGTGGTAGAACTGGATCATCACCTATGCCTGATTTAGGAGTTTATAAACCTAACACATATCACGATTTTGATTTAGGCGGAGATAAGATTCCAGTATTTGTACCAAGTAAAAAAGAAGGGAGGGATGATAAGTGAGTATAACAGTTGAAGTTAGAGGCGGTAATTTAGAAAAAGCTATGCGTGTACTTAAAAAGAAAGTACTTAAAGCAGGTATTATAAAAGAGTATAGAGATAGACAATATTTTAAAAAACCTTCCGAAATTAAAAGAGAAAAGAAAAAAGAAGGTATTAAGAATTACAAAAAGGCTCAAAAACTACGTGAAAGCAGATTGTAAATAGAATTCCAGCGCCTGTGCTTTTGACAAGATAAATATATTATACCAGGCAATTCATAAGTCCTGGGGCGTGGAACAAGGTTAGGTGGATCCTTTGGGCAATGCCCAGCAAAATCCACCAAGTATTAGAAGTTTTGCAGGAGTTTGGCTAGCGTTTAAAACCTGTTGAGGTTTAGGGTAGTTCCTCTACGTAAAAACTACCTCTAGTACTTGACATATGAAAATTAGTTATTATATAAGTATTAGTGAGTTGCCACAATGGGACTCAATAAAATAAACTTTGCTTAAAAAAAGGAGGTTCTATTATGACCAATAAAGCAATTTCAATTTTTAATCAATTAAGACCATTATCAGTAGGATTTGATGATGTATTCAGAAACTTTGAGTCAATGTTTGACCATCAATTTGATACTATTAATGTGTCTAATTATCCACCTTACAATATTGTTAAGACAGGTAAGTATACTTACGATATTCAGGTTGCATTAGCAGGATATGGTAAGAAGGATGTAGATGTATCCTTTGAGAATAGCCTATTAACAATCAAGTCTGTTAAAGATGAGAAGACTAAAGAGGTTGAGGATAATGATGGTGTACTACATAAAGGCATTGCCAAACGTATGTTCACTAAATCTTTCACAATCGCTGATGATGTTGAAATCACAGGCGCTGAATTGAAAGACGGTCTTTTAAGTGTATCTATGGAGAAGATTATTCCAGAGAGTAAAAAGGCAAGAAAAATAACGATTAAATAACAATTGATATTGTGGCGGCTTTCTATAGTCGCCACTTTAAACCAGCATTGACATTTATAAAGGAATGATATAATATGAGTAATATGAAAAATATAAAAGATTGGTTTATACCAAATGTAATGTTTAGAGTAAGAGAAGGTGATAAACACGAAGACGGTGGATGTTCTTTTGGAGAAGGTGGTTGGATAAATAAAACCACAGATGATTACTTCAAAGGTAAAAGAGTTGTACTCTTTAGTTTACCAGGTGCTTTTACACCTACGTGTTCTTCCGTACAATTACCTGATTACGAATCAAAATACCAAGAGTTTAAAGACAAAGGTATTGATGAAGTATATTGTTTATCAGTAAACGATTCGTTTACAATGAACGCTTGGTTTGACCAATGGAAGATTAAAAATGTAAAACCAATAGCAGATGGCAATGGACATTTTACTAGACGAATGGGTATGTTAGTAAACAAAACTCATTTAGGATTTGGTATGAGGTCTTGGAGATATGCTGCTGTTATTAATGATGGTAAAGTTGAACAATGGTTTGAAGAACCAGGTATCAATGATACAGGACAAGATGATGATCCTTATGGACAATCTTCTCCGTCTAACGTTTTAACTAACATCTAGCATTGACTTTTATATTATTTTGATATATGATTAAATTATGGAGGAATTGATATTATGAATCTATCAACAAGTACAGTTGCAATCTTAAAGAATTTTGCTGAAATCAATAAGAACATTTTAGTAAAACCTGGAAAGCAATTACAAACTATTTCTACTTTAAAGAATATTCTTGCCGAAGCAGATATAGATAATAAGTTTGAGCAAGAATTTGCGATATATGATTTACCTGAATTTTTAAGAGCAGTTGAATTGTTTGAGAAATCAGACATTGAATTTAATGGTTCTTCTAATTTAAAAATCAAAAACGCTAACTCTAGGCAATCAGTTAAATACTTCTTTGCAGATAAGTCCGTTATTGTTGCACCTACAAAAGGAATAACAATGCCAGACAAATATGTAACCTTTACATTAAAGAAGACACAATTTGCAGATTTACAAAAAGGTATAGTAACCTTAAACTTACCAGACATAGCAGTTAAAGGTGATGGAAAAACTATCACAATGATAGCTACTGATAAGAAAAATAAATCTTCAAATGATTATTCAACTGTTGTAGGTGAAACTGATAAAAAATTCGTTGCGTATTTCAAGGCAGAAAACTTGAAAGTAATACCTGACGATTATGATATCGCTTTGTCTTCACAAAGAATATCACACTTTATCAATAAAAGTAAACCTGTCCAATATTGGATTGCTTTAGAGCCTGATAGTGAATTCTAAAAGATATAAATTAGTAGAGAAATATAAGTTAGACACTTGGGCATTTATTGTGTTCATTTTAGTTATGGGACTTATAGGTTATCTTAATGCTTAGATTTAAAATAAAAAAGGATCCACAAGTAGATTTTATTTGTACCAGAGAAGGTGTTGAAACTACAATGCCTATTATTCCTGCACGGGAATATGAACATCAATGGTTACGAAGAGCTGCAAAAGATTTTAGACATCAAGGATCAACATCTAATCCAAATAGAGATAGAACTAACAAAGGCGATGGAGATAAAAATGATATGTCCAAGTTTTTGGTTATTGATGAAGGCCAAGACATAAGGCATACAGCAAAATGTCCTGGTATATTTTCTCTAAAGAATAAAGGTTGGATATTGAGAGCTCATTGTGAGTTTAAGATTCAAATTTTAGAAGATGGTGCTGGTTATAATTGGTCATCACCATTAGGTGGAATAGGTTGGTTGCCTGGAGATGGAAGAGATAGTGGATTAATATCACATCACCCAGAGCAAAACTTGTATGACTTTATGGAAAATTGGCCACAAAATTCTATGCAAAAGATATTCAAGTTTAATATGCCTTGGTTTGCTAGAATACCACAAGGATATGAATTGTTGTGTGTACATCCATTCTATCTTGATGATTGGAGATTTACTTGTTTACCAGGTATATTTGATTCTGATTATGGTTTAGCAGGTATGGCATTACCTATATTGTGGCACGATACAAAAGGCGAACATACTATTAAAAAAGGAACACCTTTAGCACAATTAATATTAATGCCTAAAGATGAAAAGTATACACATACAAATGTATGTACAAGAGATAGTGATAAAGCAAGAAAAGAAGTGAACTTAACTAATTTGAAAATGCGTGAAGAGTTTAATCAAAATTATCCAAAGATTAAAAAGTGGTGGCAGAATTATTGGAATAATGATAAATAAAATGAGGTATATATTATGGCAGAAAATTTGTGGGTTGAGAAGTATCGTCCTAAAACAATTGACGATTGTATTCTCACAAAAGAATTAAAAGAAACTTTTAAACAGTTTCTAAAACAAAAAGAAATTCCTAATCTTTTATTATCTGGTACGCAAGGTACTGGTAAAACAACAGTAGCAAGAGCGCTGTGTGAAGAGATAGGTGCTGATTACATTATTATTAATGGATCAGATGAAGGTAGACAAATAGATACGTTAAGACACAAAGTTAAAAACTTTGCTAGTACTGTATCTCTTACCGAAGAGTCCAATCATAAAGTAGTTATATTAGATGAGGCAGATTATATGAATGCTGAGTCTGTACAACCTGCTTTAAGAAATTTCATAGAAACATTTT